GGGTGTTGACAAAGTAATCATTGTAATTTTCTATTGCATCTTTTACTTTTATTATTTTTCTTTCATTATCTGTTAATGACTCCCATAAAATAAAGTTTTCTCCAAATACATTTTTTACTATATTTGAGTTAGGAACAATAGAAAATATAGCTTTTTGTATTTCTTCAGTGCTAAAATCAAGACTATCTGAAAGTGTTTTTAAGCCACTATTTTCTAATGTAGTTCTAAGTTTAGATATACTATCTATTTTAAGATTGCCTAACATAGTAGTATGTGTATCCCAGTCCCACTCTTCCATTGTTATATAGTTAGTGTTATTAAAATTCATTTCACTAACATTTCCCCAATATGTAAATGATTGAGAAAAATTTCCTTTTTGCAGTTTAATAGTTCCCCCTAAATTAAGAGTTAACCATTCTTTTTCTGTAATTACTTTAATGTCTCCTGTTGGTGCTTGTAAATTGTTAAATAAATTTTCCATTTTTTTTTAGTTTTAATTGTTAATAAAGTTAATTTTTTATGAGTTTTAATTGTTTAAATTTTTACTTGTTTAATTAAGATTTTTTAAATTTGCTATATATGTACCCTTTTTTTTCTGCTAATAGATCTTTAATCTTCCACTCCTCCGATATACTACAGAATAGTTTTTTACTCGTATGAGTAGAAAATTTACAATACTCCTTTATAATAGCTTTTTTTTCTGCCTCTGTATAGGCAAATGGTTTGATTTTTCCTACTTTCATTTAATTATTTATTTAGTGGCGTTATTAATTACTTTCTCAATTCTGACTAATAGCCACAACGGCATATCATTCCAGTTATCTTTTCTTTGATAATACTCCTGTATTTCCTTTAGTAGTTCTAATTTTTCATCTTCGGGATTATGTTTATCTAAATAGTCTCTTAAATCTGATTTTAAATTATACAATAATTCATCTTCATCTTTATCATTATAGGTGGATGATTGGTATATATTAAATAGTTCGCTATATTGTGTCTCTGTCATTTTTTATGATTTTAAATTGTTATAAATTAGTTTAATTTGCCAAATATTTTCTTATAGATAGCATTCAAACTTGTTGCACTATATTGTCTTTGATCCTTTTTGGCTATATAAGTTCCATTCATTCCTAGAGTAATTGAATATCCGTTTTTTGATAGTTTTTTTCTTATTGATTCAGTTGTCATTTTTTATGATTTTTAAAGTGTTATAAATTTTTTATATAGTAGCCTCAGTCAGTTCGTGAATAGTCAAAAAGATATTATTCGCATATAATTCTAATTTGTCTTTTTTCCATAGTTCTATATCTTCTTCACTTGCTTCACTATTTTCATTGTCCACTAGTACGCTATAGTGTAAGGTATTTTTTGAAGTGTTTATTCCTTCTTCGTGGTCTATATGTGCATAATCAAAATTAAATTTGTAATATAGTTCGTATTCAAAATATTTTTGAATAGCTTCTTTTGTAGTTTCTGAATTGATTATTTTACTTTTTAAGGAATAGCCGTTTACATAGTCGGTTTCGCCCTCGTTATAGCTATCTTTGAAAATTTCGTGGGTACTTGAAATGATAAATTTTTTCATTGGTTTACTTTTTTAAGATATTAATAAAACGGGCGTTTTTAGGCACGCCCGAAGCCTCTGTAATTAATTAAAAATGTTTTTTTGCTAATTGGTTAAGGTATGCAATTTCAAACGTATGGCACCCGATTTTAATTATTTTTTTGTCTATATAGTTTATGGAGTAGTCTAGGACACTATCGCCCACCTTTAATATATTTTTTTCTAAACATTCATAAAACTTTTTAGCAATTACGAAAGGAATTTCAACTCTCTGCGTAGTTTCAAAACGATTTTTTTCTGTGTTATACCTCAAAAAGTCTCTATCCAGTCTTTTATATAGATAGTTAGTTTCGAAATTATACCACTTTGTCAACTCTTTTTTAAGTAATTTTTTGGCTTCTGCTAGTTTCTTTTTTGCTTCTGTTTTTTGTAGTTCGGATATTTTACTACTAAACTCTAAAAACTCGTTTTTATTTTGTACGTTTAGGGCTTCTGCAAGAGTTAAAGGCGTTTCAATCTCAAAAAATTGTACATACTTATCAACTTGACTTTTGATATTATTTAATTGGTTTATATAAATTTCGGGTTTTTTTGCCTTTAATAGGCTACGCCCTATATTTTTAGCCTCATTTAGCCACGTTTTAAAGTTTTCCTCGTGGTCTGTTAAATGATAACAATAAATTTTGTCTATATGACTACTTGCACCCCTTACAATACTAATCTGCTTAGAGGTGGTGTTGCTATAAGATCTTAAAGTGAAAAGTATTTTATTTTCCCCTCCCCGCTCTATATGTTTAGCAATTGGAAAATGACTCCCGTACGAGTATATCGTATCATTGTGGAAATAAAAATTATTTGTTGGTGTACGGGCTTCGTTTTGTAATTTATTTGCCCATAGGTGTGCTACTTGTTGTTTATTTACTACTTTTTTCATATTGTTACTTTTTTAAAGATTTTAAAATAATAGGGCAAAGATATAGTTTTTTAATCTTTGCCCCTGTTAATAGTTGTTAATTTAAGACTTTTTAGCTATGGTATAAACATCAAAAGTTTTTCCCGATGCTATTGTTTTGAACTCATAGCCTAATTTTTCAAATATTCTAGGATAGCACGAAACGCCAACGCCTCCCTCAATACTCGGAGTTATTCCGTAGCCACTACCATAGCCGAAAATATCCCTATTTTCTTTGTCTAAATTATCATTCTTTATTGAATATAGGGGCTTTAATACCTCATTAATTTGATTCAGACAATTAGCCACAGACGTACTTTGTTTATCGTACCCGCACCCGCTTACACTACCCGAAAATACTTTGTTTGTTCTCGTATTGCCTTCTATATCTTTGTAGCTATAAACACACTCAGCCGATGGGTTCATTCCCCACGTTTTAGATTTTTTCCACTCTATCAATATTTGAGCCTCGATAAATTCCCCCGCCTTGCCAATGGTTAAGACTTGATTAACTTGTCTCTCTATGCTCTTAAATACTTGCTTTTCTTTACGCTTGATTAAATAGGCTTTAGCCTCCTCTAGCGTTGATTCTTTTAGGCTTTTTCCCTTTGGGAGTAGATTATTATAGTACCAAATGTCAAGGTCTTGCACCTCGTTAATTTTTTCTAGGTCTGTGATAAAATCGGTTAACCTTGTTTTTTCTTTTGCCTCTATGGCTTTTATTATATTTCTCATTCTATCCCGTTTATTTATTCAGTTTTGACGGGTTACTGGGTTTTTAATTTAAAGATATTAATTATTTATTATTTTGTTTTATTCCTGTTATACACTCTATATAGTTTTTTGTTGGCTTACCCTTACAAGCCTCCATAGCGTTTCTATATTCTATTTGTTTAAATAGATACATCATCGAACATAACGCTAAAAAGAATAGTATTGTTTTTATTATGTCTTTTTTCATATTGATTATATTTATTTGGTTATGAATTATAGTGCAAAGATAGTACATATACAGAACTTGTCAAGCCCCCTAGACGTTAAAGATTGTAAAAAGATATTAATAAATGTAAACTAAAAGATCGCCCCTTTCTTAACACAATTTAACGAAACCACGCATATAACATTCTAAACTAAATACCCCCAATTATCTTGTTAAACTTTGTTAATGTTTCAGAGATCTATAATAGTATTTTGCTATATCTAAGCTACTAGGATATTGATATGTAAATAGGCTTTAATGGGTGGATAGGGGCGAGAGTGGGTATAATAGGTCACTTACCCTTACCCACCAGAAAATAATCGCTTAGAACGCCTCTAATGAGATAATGTATAAATATATTCGGACAAATTTGTCTTTTTTTCCTACTGCTAGTTGCACTCCTCCCGTTTTCCCGCCCCTACTTTGCCCCTCCTCTGTACTTTGCACCCTGTCCGCCCTACTTTGTCCCGCCCTCAATATCCCGCCCCTGTATTGTGCGGGGATATGTAGCCACCCCACCCTATATATATTATTCTATTAGAACTCCCCTCCCCCCTCCGCCCTATGTATATACCCCGCCCTATATATACCCGCCTATGGATATTCTGTATACTAGTAGATAGACAGACAGACAGACTAGACAGACAGAGAAACCCTAGAGACTATAGACTAGAGACTAGTCCACCACCACCCGCCCCCAGTCCACAGACTAGGCACAACGCCCACGCCCTAGAGATATTCCCCAAAACTATTTCTCGCTAATGGAAAACCGAGTTTTTGGAATTTATGGGAGGGTATTTGAAAATTGGGTCATGCATACGGGCTATGTTATTGATACACCCCACTTTTCATTCTCACATAACATACGGGGGGATAGTTTTTTTGTTCTACTGGGGGGGATATGATTTTGGGTAGGGCTAAAAAAATTTTAGGGGGGTGGGGGGTGTATAAAAAATAAAAAATTAGGGGGAGATTTTCGGGGGTTTGGTTATAGGTAAAACTTGCATATAAATAATTAAAGAAGCGTTAAAAAAAGTACCTAGGAAAATCAAGGGTTCCGAGAGGGTGAAAGTACATTTTTGTACTTTTCGTGTACATTTTTGTACTTTTGACCCGCTGAAACCCGCATTTCTTCGTTGAGGGGTTTTTGGAAAAGGGTGTGATAAATGTGTAAAATAAATTCTTTCTAATAGAAAAATAATTCTTGCTATTTGTATAAAAGTTTGTATCTTTGCAGAAATATTAAAAATATGAAAAAATTAGAAATAGGAACTAGAGTATTTGATATTAGATGGGGGTGGGGAGAAGTTGTAGAATATAGGGAAGATTTTAATGAAATTTCCTATCCTATTATTGTTAGGTTTGATGGAAAGGGAATAAGTACATACACTCTAAGTGGGGTACATAGTATGGGGGATTCATCTCCTCTATTATCTCTTACAGAATATTCTTTAGAGAACGGGGGCTTCACTGATATAAGTGAGTGGGGTAAGCCTAAGGTGGGGGATTTGGGGTATTTCTGGAATTATGAGACTAAATCTTTTGTATTCTATTCTAAGCTAATAGGTATTGATAGTTCTTCCACATACAAATATACTATGGCAGATAGTACTGATTGGACATATTTTAGCAAAGAAGTTCCAGAATGGTTTTTAGATAAAATAAATAAACAAATATAAAACAATTAGTTATGACGGTTGATATAGTGGAAATAGATGTATTAGGAGGATAGAAAATAAATATATTGTATGTACGAGAAGGTAATTAAATTAAAACATAACGAAAGGGCTGCTAAGATAGACTTAGACACTGGAGAAGTGGCAGAAGTGGCAGTGCATAATAGGGAAAAAAAGCAGCCAAAGGACCCTTCTATGAATTTCTTTATCAGTACTGAGAGTTATTCTAGATTTTTTACAAAGGCTTGGCAATTATTAGAGACTCAAACCACTGATACAGAGTTTAAAGTGGCTTATAAGATGTCTATGATGGCTCATGCCTATACAAATAGTTTAGAACCATTAAGACCAGAGAGTACAATGAAGGAATTATCGGAGTTTTTCAATGTTGATAGGAGAAAAATACAGAATATAATTGAAAAATTATTTAAATTAGGGGTGATAGGAAAGTTTCAGGTGTATGATAGGTTTGAAAATCATCATAACTACTGGGTATTCAACCCTTATTTGTCTTTTAATGGAAAAATAATTAAAAAAGACGTACAAAGTTTATTTAATAACACGCACTATGCGGCACTATCCCCTATTTTATAAATAAATTAACATAACAATGAGTGTAAGAGTTATCTGTATTGACGAAAAGAATAAGCCAAAGGAAATCCCAGCAAGTAAATGGGTGAAAGAACAAGAACTCTATCATATTCTAATGATATTCTATTCCATTCCCTCTAAAACAATGGCATACACTTTGGAAGAAATAGATCTTGACGAATCCTGTGCTCCTTATGGAGTATTTGATGCTAAAAGATTTGCCATACATCAGGATGATTTAGAGGAATTTATAGAACTTGCTAAAAATTGCACAGAGTTAAATGATATTGAGATAAAGGAATTAATTGAACAAGAAGAATTTGAAATAATAGAAAATGAATAACATAGCATATTGTATAGGGGGTATTCTCATTATATTGAAGGCATTAGGATATATACAAGATTTGTCTTGGTGGTGGTGTACGTTTCCTTTTTGGATAGAAATAGTTTCTATAATTGTTGTTGTGGGAGTTATTAATGTAATGGGAATATTAAAAGAATTTTTTAATTCATAAGGACATGGAGTTTGAGATAGATTTCAATAGACACAATAATGATAGATTTCTAATTGATAGATTAGGTGCTTGGGTGGATAGATATGATGATTTTGACGCTATTAAGATAGAAATAAAAGACTTAGAGGAATTAGAAATGCTTTTAGCAAAAGTAAATCACTGTTTAGGAGGGGAGTATTCTGCAATAGTTTCTTTCGATCCTCCCGCTATATTCTTAGATGACAAAGTTTAATCATTAAAATTAAAATATAAAAAAATGGCAGAAATAATTATTACAGACTTACAAGGAAATAAACAAACTATATCTTTTCCTGAAAAATTTAATATAGAGGTGGGGGAGTATAAAACCACAGATGTCATCTCTAGGGAAACTTTTATTAGGAAGATTCAAGATTTAGTGTCTTTTTCTAACTTTTTAAATGAAAAAACTGTTTTTAAGGAGTGATGGAACTTTTTTAAAATAATAATTGTTAAATAAAAAACACATACAAAATGGGAGTATATAAACAAAGTATAAAAAAAGGCAAGAAAGAGTGCTTTATAGAAAGGGCTAGAGTATTACTAGCCACTAGAGGGCTATTACTTTCTGACAAGACCCTAGAGGTTTTATATTGGGTATTGTATTATAAAATAGACTACCCTGCATTAGATGCTAATAATGTGGGAAAATTTAAGAATATGAATCAAATGCATGTAGTGATTGCAAAGCACATGCAAGTATTTTCTTCTTATATTGGGGCTTATATAAATGATAGAATCATTCCTTTTAAGATTTTAAAGAAGACAGTTTCAATACCAGCAGATAGATTCTCTAAACCTAGGGTATTGGATTATGAAATACCTCAATGGCTAGAAAAAATGTACAAAGATAAAGAATTTAAATTAGATATAAATTTTATATATGAATAAGAGCATTGTACAGATAATAAAAGAAATGAACTCTCCATATAGAAAGCTTATGATAATGGATAATGCCACCTATGACATGCTTAAAAGAGAGCTAGGTATGGAATACTATGAGGAGCTAGTAAAATATAAAAACCTCACAATAGCTATAAGCTTAGACGATAACTTAAAATTAATGTTAGTATGATGGTGATATTGGCTGTAAAATTACTTTTAATCTTAACTTTTCTGCTCACCATGGCAGCTTTAAATATATTTTTTAAGGTAGAAGAAGACTGTGATTTTAATATAATGATTAAAAGAATAGCCAGAGACTTTTTAATTATATTGGTGCTATTTTGTTTCATATCCACCTTAGTGATTGCAAATGTCCAATAGTATATTTGAGGAAGTTTCTAGTAATCTTGGGGATGTTTCCCCCGAAATGGTGGAAATCATTTATAAGGATTATGTAAAAACGCTTTCAAAGGAAATGTCAAAGTCTCCAGATAGGGAGATGTATTTGCCTAAGTTTGGTAAAATAGCTCCAAGCATTATAAAGATAAAGAAAAGGCTTAGGATGTTCTTTAAGTTGAGGCATGTAGAAAAAACACAAAAAATGATAAATACAATTAGATCATTAAGAAATAATAAAAATAAAAGAAAATAAAAATTATTTTCGTATATTTGTAAAAATTTTAAAACACACAAAACAATCAAAATTATGACAATTAAAGAATTCAAAGAACAACCAATTCCAGATTTTGGATTTGAAATCAAAAGAGAAAATCACATTTTAGTACAATGTTACGCTAAAAAAAGTGCATTGGCTTCTCAGCTAGTGGGTATGGACAACCGTAAAACCACTGAAATTAAAAATGCTTTTAAAGTATTGATGGCTAATGGTTCTAAAACCTTTAAAGAAGGAGATATTATTTCTCTTGGAGATAATATGGTGGATAAACCAATTGTAAGCTATAAGCCACCTGTAGGAGGAGATCCTGAGGGAGAAGCTAGACCAGTATTCGGCTCCTATCTACAAGGACTAATGCCATTTGCATTCTTCTGTAATAAGTTAGAAGACGCAGACGATGCTTTAGAGCTTACATTTTTAATACCAGAGGATCTTGTCACCGTAAAACATAATATATAAAATGGAAAAAAATATCAATAAGAAAAAAACACCCGCTTCTCCTAAGAAGAAATCGTCTAGAGTGACTAAAAAAGAAGAGACCTCTTTGTTAGAGAGCAATAAGATAGAGGATAGTATTATAAATGAAACTCCAATTGTTTATAATACCCCAAAATGCACTGTTCCTTCTTCAGATATTCTTGGAATAAAGTCATTTACGGAGTCTTTACGATACAAAATTGTAAATTTTATAAAACTATTACTAACCTATAAATAAAAAAAATGAAACCAATGATGATGATGAACAACAAAAAGAAAATTCTTTCATTAACAAAAGAGACTAATTCAGAGAAAGAAACTTATGCCCTTAAAAAAAGAACTGAGAAAGAAGAAGTTACAAAAACTTTAGAAAAAATCAGCAACGGATGGCTTTTAACAGTGGATAAATATTCTTTAGATGGAGGAGATGAGTATTCTTGCATTAAAAAGTATTTTGAAAAAAACCCTTTAGAAATGGAAGAAGAAGAGGATAAAGAAGAGGAAGAAGTTGGAAAAATGGCAGGAGAAGGGTTTATGGAAAATTGGGATGTTTTAAGCCTATAAATAATTTTCAATATGTTTGCCAATCCAAATGCAGCTAATCCTGCAAAGATTAATTTTAAGAATGTAAAAAACTTCCTCTCTGCACAAGTCAGGGAGGCAGGTTTTTTGCCTGAATGTGAAAAAGAACAAGTGCTCTGGAGAGCAGAAGTGGCTAAAGAATGCACTGTAAATGGTAGCTGCTTAGAATGTGGGTGTGAAACCCCCGACCTATATTACGGTACAGATGGGTGTAAGAGAAAGGAAAATCCTTGCTTCCCTGATATGATGGGAGAAGAGGAGTGGGAGAAGTTTAAATTAGAAAACAATATAAATTTTTAATAAAATGACAGATAATATCAACCCAAACTTAAAGCTCACCACAGTGGTATTTGAACCAGACGTAGTATTGGTTACAGGTAGAAGAAATGACACTGTAAGCGGAAAAGCATTAGTAAAAAACATAGGGAATGAAACCTTTGTATGCCAAAGTGTTTCTAAAAGTTGTGGGTGTACCACTCCTTCAGGAATCAATACAGGAACTATTATAGAGCCAGGAGAAAGCAATGAGTTAAATTTTAGTATTCAACTAGGCACTCCTTCAGATAAGTTCATTTATGTCCATGGTAATGCCACCGCAATATCTCTTAGAATCACAAAAAACATTATTTCTTAAACTTTTATTATGGAACTAATTGTAGATAATAAAAGATTAACTTATATTTTTCATAATGATTTTGAGTTATCAGCAATTAATGATGCCTTAACATTTTTAAATAATAATGATTTACCTATTAATTTTTTCATTAACACTCCTGGAGGTTATACAAGTTTTGTACATCCTTTATCTAAAGCTATTGAGGATTATGAGGATATAGTTCTCTACCCTATTGAGGAATGCTCAAGTGCAGGATTTTTCTTATTAATGAACACTACCGCTCCAATTTGTTTTTTAGATAAATCAATGAGGGCTATTGTTCATTTTCCAAGAATAGATTGTTTAGTGGACCTTAATGAAACTCCTATTTATGATAAAAAAGAATTAAAACTTAGATCATTGAATAATAAATTTAAAGACCTTTTGTTAAAACTACCCTTAGAGCAAAAGCAACTAAAAAAACTATTAAAAGGAGAAGACATAACCCTATATTATAATGATTTATTAGAGATTTTTAAAGATAGAATAATACATGAGTAACCATAATAATCATTTTGAAATTAGAAAAAGTAAAAGACTAAAACAAGTACATTCTACAAGGGATTTCTTTACTGGCGAGACTATTCTTTTTATATGTTGCGAAGAATCAAAGATACCTACTCAACACACAATACAATTAGACGTAAATTACCATGTGCTAGACCCTATTGTAAAATACATTAAGCATTCCTTTGACCCCAACGTAAGAGTAGAGGGACATTCTTTAGTAGCCACTAGGAGAATAAGAGAGGGGGAGGAGATTAAGAGAAACTATTACGAAACTGAGGAAATTATTGTAAAAGAGTTTACAGATAAGGAAACAGGAGAAAAGGTAAACACAAAGAATCTCTATTTATTTAATAATAAAAACACAGACGATGGATTATTATTTAATGCAGAATTTTGATTATGAGGTTAATAGAATTTTATTTTGGGAAGTGAATCCTGAATTTAAATTTACAGAACCTTTTGATAATTTTTATAATTCTTCAGAGAACAAGGACTACACTTCAGAAGTAATGTGGGCCATATATCTTTTTTGTGATATAAAGTCTCCAAAGATTAGACTTAGAAAAGATGAAAGAGCAGAAGACATTAAAAAATACTTTTTAAAAGAAGATTCTTTTGATTTTGACCATCACGAAGACTTGATAGATGCCTATCCAAAGGTAGTGATGACAAAGATACAAAGAGAGTTGAAGGTATGGCAGGATAAGATAGAGGAGAGAAATAAGTTTCTAGAAACCCTTTCTTATAGCTTAGATACCTTTGAAGCCCTTGATAAGATGATGAAAGACTCCAAGCTTATCTGGGAATCTTTTGGAAAGGTTTACAAGGAATACCAAGATGAGAACATTGAAACTAGGGCTAGAGGAGGAAGAGAAGAATCTTTCACTGAGAAATTAGTAAGCAAAGCAAGCAAAAAATAAACAACACACACAAAACAATAATTTATAAAACTAAAAAGTATGTACCCAGTAAATAAACCAAATATTTATAATCAGCCAAAACCAGGAGAAAGATTTTCTTTAAAAGAAGGGAGATATTTTTGGTATTCAAGTATTATGAAAACGTATAATAAAGCCCAACAAGCTGCTTGGCAGAAAGAAATGGAAGAAAAAACCAAGCAAGACCCTCAAACAACAGATGATAATATTAATTGATACGGAAGATAAAGTAATTGAAGTAGAAGGTGTTGATAACGCAAAAGAAACAAAAAAAATTATTAGAGAAACTCTAAAAAATTTTGATGATTTTGAGCACATTATAACTCCATCTATAGAAATTAAAATTATTCCTATAAATACAGATTTTATAATGAATAATTTTTTTAAAAATTTTACTAACCTATCTGGTGACAAAAAAAATAGTTTAGACATAAAACCTGGTCCGCCAAAACAATGATTATAGATACTTCTTATATTTTTCCAAAAATATATGACAATACTCCTTTTATTAAAAACCACCCTGTTTTACACCCTCATAGTACAGCTTATTCTGAATATTGGACTAAAGAACTTGAGGAATTTATTTTAGGGATGTGGAGAGAGGAACAAACTCCTGAAGGACTGCGTTGGAGGTACATGAACCCTCAATTAAACTACTTTGCCAACTATCACACCATCACTATTCAAGATGGTAAGCAACGTATTAAATCTAGACCTAGCCTATTGGATATAAATTGGACAATTTTAAATTGTTGGTTTATTTGTAGAGGCTTTAGCGGGTTTGATGAGGATGATGAATACACCTGTAATTGGACTGCAAAGTTAAAGCAAGATAAATTGTTAAACAATAGTCTTCCTGATATTCCTCTTAAATTTTTAAATAACCTCACTGATAATTGTTATAAGAAAGATGGCACGTTAAAGACTTATGTAGATCCTTTAGAATATCTTAATGGTACCCATGAAAAACCTCTTGGTAATCCTTTTTATGAGAATAACGCATTGAACCTCTTTGTGTTAGGGTCTAGGTCTGGAGGAAAAAGCTTTATGGCATCAGCGTTAATGGAACATGAGTGGTTATCAGATGGGGCAAAGACTGTGGAGGATTATCTATCAGGTAGGAATAAAGTGGAAATATTTTGCGGGTCAGCCAGTTCAGGAAAATCTTCTCAGCTTTTAGATAAATTCTCAAACTCTTTAAAGAATCTTCCTGGGGAGTATTTTGACAGGGATTATTTTCCTTCTCCTTTTAGTAGGACTTTTTCAGGAACATTGAAGGTAGGTAACTCTAAAAATCCTTATAGGTTTGAGTATGAGAAAAAGATAGGAAATTCTCTAGTAAAAGAAGGTACAGGGTCCTTGTTGATACATGAAACGTATAAAGACAATAAGCAAGCAGCCGTTGGGGGTCGTTACAATGTCCTAGTGGTAGAAGAGGTGGGTTTGGAAGATAAGATTCTCACCGTACATGGAGCGAATGAGTCTACACAGGATATGGGGGCAGGTAAGTTTGGATCTTCCTTATATTTAGGAACAGGCGGGGATATGGATAAAGTTATTGAGTCTGAGATTATATTCAGAGACCCTGAAGCTTATGATTTTCTAGGATTTAAAGATATTTATGAAGGAAGAGGAACTATAGGCTTCTTTCTTCCAGCTATTTACACCAATTTAGCATATAAAGATGAAAATGGTAATA